AAGAATCCAAAAACCCAATCACCCAACTTCAGACTTGCATATAAGTTTGAAGTATTTGTTGGATGAATTGAAGTCGCCCATGGCAAATCTTCAGTAGGAACTAAGTCTGTGCTTTTTTCTGGATGATATCCAAAACATCTGACTTTGCATCTACCGAGATTGAGTGGGTCTCGAATGTCTTCGACAATTCCAACCCACCAAATAAAACCATCATGTCCTAAAAAATTTCTCATTTAACCTAAATGCTTAAAATATTGTATCTGTCTTTCTTGACTTGCAACCCATTCGTCAGATGGTTTACCCTCGCCTTTGTAATATCGCAAAGGCTTTCCAGTTTTCTTAGAAACTAAAGCCCACTTGCCATCTACTTGTTTTAATACTTCGACAAGTTCAGGACCATAAACTTCTTCTTCCCACTCTTCTTTTGATAGAGTGGTTCCTTTAACGTAATCTTTAAATCGTTTCATAACTTGTCTAACTCTGATGTGTCTACTGCGCCTGGAGGAACATTATCTTTAATCCAAGTGAGCAATTGTTTTTTCACATCAAGTTCTTTCTTAGCAGGCTTTCCTGGTTCCTTAAGTGTCAAATACTTAAAGTCTTTAATGACAGGATTGCCTTTTTTATCTTTGTATGCTTTATTTGTTTTTGGATCAACAATGAAAATTGTATTCTCTGGATTATTTAGAATGACATAAACGCCGCCTTGAACGGATGGTGGCATCGCAGTTGTCACTAGATTGTAAACTGTTTGTGCCGCACCTGCATGAGTAGCAAGTAGAATGTCTTCAGGCACAACTCTAGCCCTAGATTTATTATTTTTTATTGCAATCTGATAATTAGTCAGAACCCATGAAACGTGAATGTTCTTTGGTTCATATCCAGCGGCAAACAATTTCGGTAAAACACTTGTCATGTCTTCAACTTCTTTGAATGTGCTGTCAAAAATAAGATTTGGTAATTGGCCTTTTTCAGCGCCAGCAAGCATTAAGTCTAATGTTTTGTTTTTTACGTCAGTCGCACGTACAAGAACGTGTAAGATGTAAACGTGAGTTGGAGTTTTCAAATCCAATTGACCCATCTTTAAATTCTTGTCTATCAATTCTTTTTTGATAAGGTCTTTATCTGTTTTAGAAATTTTATCGCCATACTTATCAAGCAAATCTTTAGTTGTGAATTTGCCAAGTGCGTCTAACTTTTGAAAAGCAATCTTCAATTCGTCAACGTCACGTATCTTAAACTCAGACCCTTGCATAAAATGCTGAACAGCAAAACCTTTACCCGAACCTGCACCACCAGCAAGAAACACAATCTGACCGTAACGTGCGCCATTATTATAAAGAATCTGTTTCTCTACAAGTTGGGTCGCCTTGTAGTCTTTTAAATCTAAGTATTCTGTAAATGAAAGTTTCATGTTGTCCTTCTATTTCCTAGTGCAGTTCTAATATCTGCTTTAATGTCTTCAAATGTAGCATCGTATTCTGTGTGCTTATCAAAATTTAATGGAGATGATCCTCTACTCAAATGCATTGTTTTTATATATTGACTTGATGACATTGCGTGTATAACTGTAGTCACAAGATATCTACCGGAGTAAATTGGATCAAGTTCTGGAAATGCTGATTGAGGATTTAACATTACAGAAATTTGACTCGGTGTTGCAAAATTGACTACATTACCGATGCCGATTGTATTTGTACCACCTTGAATGTCTACGGAAATCTTAAACATGCTTTTTGATAGTTGTCCGTAAATGTGATTACTCAGCCAAGAATCTCTATTGACAGATTCATTAATACTTGATAAAATCATTTTTCGACCTGGCGTTTCATTCTTCTTATCATCGTATGTATTGAAAATATTTAAACTGCTGAAAAGTTTATTTGAATAGAAATCTTTTGTTTCGGTCGTATCATCAGTATAACTTAATTTCTGAACTTTATAACTTCTCTTAATCGGATTGATTGACGATACTGTGCTATTATAGAATCCCAACATCATACCATTCATATGATTAAAGTTTTCTAGTCTCTCATATCTAGACGCACGAATTGTTGCACCACCCTCAAACATAGCATTGATTTTGGGTGCAAACACAATTGTCTTTGGTGGAACATTTTCGGAATCTTTTAATAGTTTTTCAACGCTACCAAAGTAGTGTGTAGTCGTAAATGGTTTGCCATCAGCATAGTTACCAAAAACTGGAACAAATCTTTCAAAAAATACAAAATACTTATCTTTACTACATGCTCTCTGTGCAAGGTAATCAATTGCTTTATGTGGAGGCACACCAGTACTGATAAAAGGATTTGTTAAAGTTATTTTTGGATCTTCTGCAATAATATCATTCACACTCATTTCTTTATAGATTGAGTTGACTACTTCCCAAATTGTTGTGTTCTTATAACTCTTGAATAAGTTTTTCTTTAGTGAGTTGACATTTGATTTTGATGTGAAAAATATATCAAACTTACTCATCAAATTCAATGGAGAAACTGGACTCTTTGAAATCTTATGTACAATTAAGTCTTCTCTCCATATGATAATATCATTGCTATTCGGTTTGCACATTTTTAATATAAGTGTTTCACCACCATGAATCACAAATTTTTCTAAACCACCAGCAGTATCATCAATTGTCAACTGCCCACTAATGCTTGACGCAAAAATACTTTCTTCTACAATCAGATTTGAAAAATATCCTTTGATATCAATTTCTTCACCACTATTCATTAGCAAAGCAATCTTTTTAATTTCAAATGAACCACCAATGTCGTTCGGTACATTGCTATCTTGTCTTATCTGTACTTTATTGTTATTCAGTTCCGCATTAGACGAACCGGCAATTGCCGCATCATTACTTTGTTCAAGTCTATTGCGAGTATTTGTTGTTAAAATTGACATTTTATTTTACTGGTTTATACAATAAAGATTTTAATTCTGTTTGTAAAGAACCAATGAGAGTTGGTCTGACAAGTTTAATTCTTGATTTATTTGTATTCAATCTTAATTCATATTCATAAACAGTTTCCGAACTTCTTAGGGAAACTCCTAACTCCTCATATGAAGTTTGATCAATAATATTTTTGTCTACATCATAGTAATATTTAACTGTGTTTAATGTATATGCAAGCCCACCATATTTTTGAATTAAATATTCTTGCAACTCTGAACTATTCTTAGGCCACTCTTCATAAATGTTATAAATGTCGTTTGATAGCAGAACAACCCAATCTAAATTTGAGTCGCCATAAAATTTATAAGCAACGTAATCTGGCTTTTCGCCATCTTTAACTGTATAAGGATTGTAAGATATGCCTCTGTAATCTTTTAAAAAACTTTTGATTTTAGCAGATTGTGTGATATCAATTGCTCTAAGGTAATCGTATTCGTTTACCTTGTATGATACTTTTGGGTATAGAGTAAATATGCTCATTATAGTAATACCGTTCCGCTTAAATATTGTTCCGTAGCCTTAGGTGCAGTAATAAGAACAGATTCTCTCAAAGAAATTGTTAAGTTAACATCTGTTGGAAAATACTGTGTATTGTTTCCTTTGCCATCAAAAAATGTCATTTTATTTTGTGCGCCATAATCTACTGATACACTTTCAATCATGCAAAATTCTGATCTGAATAGGGTAGATAATTCACTTGAGCCATTCGTATTTCTGTAAAGAACTAATTCGAATTTGCACATGTCTGGATAACCAAACGTGAACACCTGTCCGCTATTCTGAACAATTTGATCGATTGCAGATTCGGCTTCTGTTGATAAAACTGCTTGTCTATTAAAATAATCTTTTAATGCTTGTTGATACAATGCCGGGTCATTTTTATACAATTCATCATCTTCTTTAGGTGGCGCTTCATTTCCAGTTCTTTCCAATAAGTTGTCAGTCTCATGTCGTCCAATGTCATTAATAACCTCACTAATACTGCCATGTGATGTTGTTCTAGGAGATGATGCAACTCTGAATGATGAAATAATCGATAGCATTCTTTCTGCTTCAGTTTGATCATGTGGTTTCATATTAAAAGGTAATTGAAATCTTCTAAACGATGGACCTTGATAGATCAATTGTTGAAAGTTGTTCAGCATAATTCTTTGCAAGAATTCGATTTGTGTTTTGCCTGATTGTCCAGCACTCGCAACATAACCTGTCGCACCAGCAACACCTTGCACAATTTGTTTTTGCAAACCTTCAATCCATGATGACCCTAATTTACCTAATGTCTGCCCTAAGTCTCCTTCGAATATACTTGGTCCTGTTGGATTGCCCATAATGCCTTGCGCTTCTTGCCAACCATTAAGTAAAGACGAATTGAACGTACCACCAAGTCGCACATAAATAGTTGGTGCGTTAGTTCCTGACATAGTGACGCCTTTAGCGTCATGAAATGTGAATTTAGCCATCGGCACAACGAAATCTTGGTTTCCATATTCAGCACCAAAGACTATAGTATCCGCAGATGGATAATATGCTTCACCTGTTGGAATGCCAAATATAGCATCTTGTGTTGCCATTATTACTCCTATTGAAATTACAAACTATTTATGTCATACAAAGGTAAATTTAAGCCTAAAAACTATAAAAAGTACAAAGGTGATCCAACAAATATAATCTATCGCAGTCTACTAGAAAGACGCTTTATGGTTTATTGTGATGAAAATTCGTCTATACTAGAATGGAATTCTGAGGAAGTTGTAGTTCCATATGTGTCACCACTTGATAATCGATATCATCGTTACTTTGTTGATTTCTGGATGAAATACAAAGATAGAACAGGCGAAATAAAAACAGTTTTAATTGAGATTAAACCTGCTATACAATGTCAACCTCCAAAACGAAAAGACACGCCAACTGGTAAACCAACTAGACGATTTCTAAATGAAGTCGCAACATGGGGCGTCAATCAAGCAAAATGGAAAGCGGCTACAGAGTATGCAAAAGATAGAAAATGGGAATTTAAAATCATTACTGACAAAGATTTGAGATAAATAGAACATGGCTACAATATTCGATAACATATTACAACAAGGCGTTTCTAAAGGAATCGTGCCTGCTAAAAGCAAGGCGGCGAGGACTTGGTATAGAGATGCCGCAGGCAAATTAATGTCAAACATAACTCCTAGCACGTTTGAGAAAAGAACAGATAGTGCTAGAAAGACTGACGGCATGGAATTTGGATACATGTATGCATTTAGATACGACCCAAAATGGAAAAAAGAATTACCATACTATGATACTTTTCCATTGATATTTCCTGTTAAGTTTGATAGTGATGGGTTCTTAGGAATTAACTTTCACTATTTGCCTCCAATATTAAGAGCAAAGTTAATGGATGGATTATATTCAACATTAACAAACAAAAATTATGATGATACGACAAGAATTAGAATATCATATGAGATTTTACAATCTGCGGCTAAGTATCGTTACTTCAAGCCAACTCTTAAGAAATACTTAAGAGAACATGTTCGTTCTAAATTTTTAGAAATTCAAGTGAACGAATGGGATATTGCTTTGTTCTTACCGACTGAATCATTTAGAAAAGCAGACACAGGACGTGTTTGGGAAGAATCACGTAAAAAAGTAGGAAGATCATAAATGGCTACATTAGATACAGTAACTATAACTGGAAAACGATTAGAGAATAGTGCGTCTTTCAGTCTTTCGAAATTCAGGGCTGGAGTCGGAAGGCTAGTTCGCCCTAATCTTTTTAACGCAACTTTAGTTGGATACAATAAAATTCAAGGCGGACTTTCTGGTTCTTTACCGGACATTAAAGATACTTTTAGTTTTAGGTGCGAAAAGGCTGAATTGCCTGGACGCACACTTGCAACAGCAGATGATGCTGTCGGTGGTGGTCCAGCATTAAAACTTCCATATG